GAACAAAGAATATAGTCCTGAGCGAGTCTGTCCATTGGCGTTTCTTTTTGTAACATCTGAATCGTAGTATAATTTTTTAAAATTATCTCCTCCTTTATCTAAAGCGTTCGATGTTGAGCCCATCATGCACTTACCAATTACTCTACTACCTAATCTAAGGGTGGTTTTCGTAACCCTCCAGTTGTCGAGGATGTTGTTCGGCCTTTCCCATTTCCCCGATTCATCGTGGACGAGGAGTTTGAGCTTTTCCCCATCGTAGGCATTATCACCCGTGTTCTTCCAGTCGATGGTCGTGTCCAAGCCTTCAAGTGCTTCTTGCTTGGATCTATCCTTGGAATCGAGTCGTCTCCTGGTAAATTTCGAGGCCGGGACCCTGTAGGCAAGCTCGGTCTTTGGACGGTCCATTCCGTCCTGGATGGGTTTGAAGAAGAACGGATAATTAACAGAGATTGGTACCACCTTGTCAGTGAACATCTTCTTAGCATCTTGTCCAGATTTGGACAATACACCGAACCGTGAATCCGAGGATATTGTTGCAAGATTAACAATTTCAGCTGATGACATGAAAGAAAATCCAGATCTACGGTTCTTAAGGTAGCACATCCCATAGGATCTAATATCGGCCTTGCAAGCTTCCCAGAATATAAAGAATAATCTGTTTGATTCCCTAAAGTCTGGTTTCCCAACATCAATCTTGGACCACTGCAAGTACATGTAGTGAGTACCAGTAATATAAGTAGGAATGTCCTTATTAATGAACCAAAAACCTTTTTCTCTTTTATTAAACTCATCATTGATGTAATCATACCATTTTTCTTTAAATTCTATAGGATAATCCTCCCAGTCGAATATTGTTTTTATATTCTTAAACTCTACAGGTGGATCAACCTTGCTCCATTTTTTATTACCTAAATTAATAACTTTTTCTGGAGTAGATGGTAATGCTATTTTTAAATTATCTATCTCGTATACGTCACCTATAGTACCATCTTTAGATATTATAACAATATCATGTTTTTCGTTGTAACCATACTCCCACTTTTTATACTTATTATTTCTTTTAAGAATTTTAGCGTTAATATAATTATCTAATATTTTATATAAACTTTGCTTATACATTTTTAGACCTTCCTTCAGCAAAACCTTTAAACTTTTTTTCTTTTGTTTCTTTAGGTTTTTCGTTTAATATATCTTTCTCCTCTTGAATTCTTGTTAATATTTCAAAAGCATCAAATATAGCTAGTTTTTTTGTTGCTGCTGCGTTTTTTAAACGATCTGCTGATATATCATCACCAGAGTCTACAATAGGTTCTTTAGCTACCTTTATTAATTCATCAACTGCTATTTGCCCAGCTTGGATTATATTCAGTTTGGTTTTCTTTATCTCCATATTTAATTACAATATCATTTGATTTCATGCAGTACAATCTTTCATCATTAATAATGAAATCATACTCTCCATACGGGGTATAACCAACAAGGTCTCCCTCGCGCACACCGGCGGCTTCTAAGGAGCTATTACCTATTTTTAATATACCAATAAGCTTTTGCTCTTTATCTACGCTAAACTTGCGTTTTGATTTTAATGGTTTTATAAAACATCTATTGTTTATAGATTTAAAATCGTCGTCGTTTTTATTCTTATATAAATAAACTTGATCTAAAGAACAGAAATATAAATCTTCTTTAAACCAAGACCTACTTTTTTTCTTTTTACCTTTTATGTCGTAAAAAGTTCTAAACACATTGTGATGTATAACTATTATATCGCCAACATTAATACGTGTTTTGTAAGCTAAAGGAATTGAAACAACTATAGCTAAGTTATTTACAAATTTAAAACTTTCTATCTTGGTGTTTAAAATTAATTTAACACCACCTATATTTATATCGTTAGAATATTCTTTTCCAAGAGGTCTAACTATAAAGTCGTATAGTGAGTTCATTAATACTGTAGGTCGTACTCGATGGATATTGCCATGTTAGAATTAAATTTCTTCCACGGCAATATTTCATCATCTTTCTTTATATGAATATTATAAGAATTGTCTTCAGTATTTTCTAGTATATGTGATATAACATGACCACCATATACTTGTTGACCTAAAGAATAATGCATTGCATCATTTTTATAGTCAGAACCAATACTGATTTTTCTAATAATATTACTCACCTTTATCTTCCTGTGATTCGATCTCAGAATAAGTACCGTCTTCTAAACTAATATTAACAGGTCCATATTTTTCTTCTAAATCTTTCTTAACTTTATCTAGCTTTTCAATTTCTTCTTCAGCTAGTTTAGATAAACTGCATTGTCTTAATTGGTGAAAACCCATTTCAGTAAGAATTCCATTGTATTTAGCACTAAGCTCTTTTACATTTTTTAATTCTTCCTCTGTAATCTTTTTTACTTCTTTACTCATTTGATTAAATTTAATTGTTATTAATTTTACTTATTATTATTATTACCTATACTTTTGAATTTTTCCGCTCCACGAGAACCAAAATATGCAACATACACTGTAACTAAAAGAGTTTGCAGTAATGAAACCCATCCTTCAGCTACATGAAACTCTATTTCAAAACTATCTAACAGTATAAGTATTACCATAGATACTGTTAAAAATATTAACGACATTGGGCGTGTGTTTTTAGAAAGCCATGAATCAGATTTCATGTCACTTGCCCAACGTTTAGATACTTCCTGCATCTCTACTTGATCTTGTTCTAATAGTTTTAAAGCAGTCTCTTTGTCTTCAGGTTTGATAGTTTCGTCTTTTATTATTAAACCTTTAACAACGTTTAATAAGCCAGCATCTGGCAATAAGTCACTTGCTACACCTAATATTCCTGGTGCAACACTACCTAAAAACTTACCTACTTTTGTTTCGGAGAACTTCTTTTTCATATAATTACTAAAAGGAACTATCTTCTAACTTCTTTTGCAGTTTTGCAAATGCTCTAAAATTTACGCTTTCTTTTGGGTAAGGATTTTTAGCTGTCCTCTGTGTTGCTTTACTTTTAAAAGAATTAAAATATGTTGAAGGATTACTACGAACCATTTTTTCAGTTTTTGGTTTTGGATCTGATCCTTCTCTAGAGATTCCTTTAGAAGCAGATTTCATTGATTCTTTTTTGTCTCCATCACCATCGATATCTATATAATCTGGTTTAGAACCTTTTCTTGACATTCCTTCTGATTTTTGTATACCTTTTAGTTTATCAGCTGGTACAGCATAAGAGTCTCCTTTCATATAAGATTTTCTATACATACCTGAACCTTTAGTACCATCTTTAGCTCCTTTCATTCCTTTCAGATGTTGAACAGAGTAATCTAGTGGACTTACTGTGTCTGTGTTACTCATGATTCTTGAAATCATGTCTTTTCCGTGCTTAGCCCCTTTTCTACTTGGACCAAAGTTTTGTTTATATCCCATTGTAATTTTTAATATTTGTTATAGTTATCAGTTTTACTGTAAGCTTCTTTTTCCCAAGGTAAATTAGGATCACCTTCCCTAATTTTAGAGCGAGAGTATTTTTTTCCTTTCCAATAGACATTTTTACTATCGTAATCTAAATCACCTCTTTTTATTTGATCTATATGAACTTCTTCGTGATCAATTATACTTTTAGTTTGTTCAGTATCTTTAGTAATGTCTTCTGAAATTAATATAGTTCCATTTTTATTACCTTTACCTAATATACCCTCCGGTAATTCTCTTTCATATACTGGAGTAGTAGATAAAGCAAACGGTGATTTCATTTTAAAAGCCATATTAATCTTTATAAGGGAACATTTTGTTCAACGTTGTTTGTCTTTGTTTACAACCACAGGGAAGGTTAAGTCCGCTAGATACTCTATCTACAACGGACTTAATACCTGTTTTTTCTGTAAACTTAGCAACATCGTCGCCTAATCCCTTAGATTTCATAGTTATGCTATTACTATTGATGAGATTTTTACGCTTGTACTGTTTTGTACAATTGACATGATACCTCCTGGGTTAGCAGTAATTGCTTTTTGAACAGCCTCTGCCCATTCTTTACCTTTTGCGGTTACA